TGAAAGTAAATATAACATTCAGAAAAAATCACAAACTGTTACACATTAAGGGAGAAATAAAATCTGCCTTTAGGTGAGTTTGCTGTTGGCCATTGCCTTGCTTTTGATGAAGCAGCGGTTGGTTCGTGAACATAGACTTGAGCGCGTATCGTTGTAATGGAAGGGAATTCCACTCCTTCGAGCGTTGCGATAGTCGGGAACATTCCTGTTCTGACCATCCAATTGAGTGCGTCATAATCTGGTTCTTTGCCTTTTTCTTTGACAATCTTAATGAATATGTATTCGCAGAGAGCGTGAAAACGTTCGCTGTGTCCACAATTCGCGTAAGCTAGTCCCATTGCTGATGCTGCTAACTGTCCGAAATCCTGGTATCTCTCGGGGAAGAACAAATGACTGAGTAAGTCTTCGTCTGTCCGGAAAGGGATTCCATAACTGTTAAAGTAGCTGAGAACTGATATACCATTGGGTGAGTCACTAAACTGTGTCTTGGTAACACTAAGTTTCGCGTTAAAATAGTACATTGCTGTTGCTGATAATTGAATTAGAAAAGAGGGTCCGTAGATTCGGTACATTTGTTCGTGAAATGCACAGATTGAGTCATCGCCTTGAAAGCGTGCCCAGAATCTTTTGGAGTTGATGTCGACACCTAGAGCTGATAAGCAGGTTAATAGCATTATAGCATTACAGAAAGAGTCTAGAAGTTGGGTCTGTTAAAAACCAGATCCGAATCCGTTGAATCTCCATCTATATAACTTACCGTTAGGTAGAAGTATTGGTGTGTTGAGAATCGATTCAGTCATCCATTTCCATAGGCGTTCTATTTTGCGGACGTCTTTTGGACTTGCGTTTGGATAAAATGAAGTCGGTTCGTATTTTGAGAAGTCAAAGTAGCCTCGCCAAATCTGGTGAACGATCCTGATGAGTTGATGAAGTAGTTTGTTGTCAAACTGGCTCCAATCGGTGGATAGTACACTTTTGGGTCGACCATTGGAGTAGATTTCAGAAGTTAACTTCTTCCATCCTCCTTTGATGATTTCTCGTCCCCATAACATTCTGCCTGCCTCAGTGTTGAGATAGGTGGCTTGTAACGGCCAAATGAACATAAGTTCAACCTGTAGTAGTAGCTTGGTAGCTCCAAATACGGCTCGAACTTTATCTTCTGCGTCTTGCGCTACGACATGGAGTCTCATGTGAAGAGAGAGCCAGTAGTAGGGTAACGGAGATAGTCCATCCCATAATTGTTTTGCTCCTGTACCAATTAAATGAACTAGATATCTATTGTAAAAAAATATCTGGTTGTAGAAATTGTTAAATGATAAGCGTGAGTTGTCGGACTTGCCTTCAGATTGTTTTAGCCTGATGTATTCCATGGGTGTGACGGGTTTCACGGTAGCGATTTCTTGTTGATAATCGTTAAGCTTTGGGAGCTCGGATTCCGCATCGACATTCCTAGTGGTGGGCTGGAAAGTGAAGTTGGTGTTGGTCCAGGGTGCCTCGGCGCTGACATTGAGCGTAGTAGGGTAATAACGTAAATCGGGAAAGCTGACCGGATGTAAGATCCTATTAGGTCTGAATTTTTCAGTAACCCAGTTGATCGCTTTGGTGGTATGATCGTCCAAGGGTATAGGATGATATGGTTGATCTGCTGTCATGAAATGATCTATGACTGCGTCGTCTGATCCGTTTGATCGCCTGTAGGTCAAAAGTTTGG